AGGACTTTTTCTCATGACCAACAAATATGTAGCGGAACTTGAAGATTTTGATTTTGGATTTAGTATTGTTAATGAAGAAGAGTTAGATGTTGTTCAATCTATTAAGCAAGAAATTGCTGCATCTTCTTCTACACTTGAAGAATGGAAAGCACAGGCCGAAGAGTGGAATGAAAAAGCCAATGCAATTTATAAATCAGTTCTTCCACTTTTAAATAATTTATGTGCTGAACAAGATAAAGATTATATCTATTGGCCTGATCGACATGAAAAAATCGAGCAGTTTAAATTACGTCTTAATAAGATATTAAACTCTTGATAAACTATCTAGCATTACTATCTGCACTTTCTGTTTCGATAGTATCAGCCTATTACTCCATCATAGGCTTGACTGCAATATTTGCTTCTCAATTTTGGGCAATTGTTATTATGGGAAGCGTATTAGAAGTAGGTAAACTTGTAACTGCATCATGGTTATATAGGAATTGGAGAGAAACTCCATTCTTAATAAAATCATATTTGACTTTATCAGTTATTGTTTTAATGTTTATAACAAGCATGGGCATTTTTGGATTTTTGTCCAAAGCTCATATTGAACAATCTCTTAATATAAACACTGGTAAAGCAGATCAAATAGAAATAATTAAAAGTAAAATTTCATATGAAAAACAATCTATAACTGATATAGATAAACAAATTGCGCAAATAGATTCAGCCATTAATGAAATGGTCAAGAGAGGTAGAGCAACAAGTTCTTTAAGAGCTGCTGCTCAGCAAAGAAAAACCCGAGATTTATTAATTAAAAGAAAAGAATCTTTTGTAACAAACATATCAAAGTTAAACGAAGAAAAGATAAAATTAGAATCTTCAATAAAGAAACTTGAAGCTGAAGTAGGACCATTAAAATATATCGCGGATTTAATCTATGAGAAAGCCGATGGCCAACAACTAGAGAAAGCGGTTAGATGGGTTATCATAATAATAGTTATAGTTTTTGATCCATTGGCCATCATATTGTTAATAGCCGCAAATATTGGTTTGACTAGAAAAAAAAGGTTTACAAATGAGGAAAAAATTGGTATATTAAATCTAAGCAACCGAGAAATTTAATGGAGTCGTTATGTCACTACTGAATAATCTCAAGAAAAATCCCGAGAAGGAAATTATACATTGGCCTAATCGAGTAGAAAAAATTGACGGATTTATTAAGAAAATGAATAAGTTGGTCGACCAATAATAATACTTGCTTTAAGTATCCATGCTGTTGCTCCTTGTTAGCGATAGAGTCCATGGGATTTGCCGATCCGCGATGGATACTTTTATTTATACACAGAGGAAACTTATATGTCTGATTTGAAAACTAAGCTTATCAAAAATTCCACTATTGATTTTACTTCAACACTAGCTGATAGTAAGATCTATACCAAGAAAGATATTGTACCAACAACTGTTCCTATGATTAATGTAGCACTATCTGGTTCAGTTGATGGTGGATTAACTCCAGGCCTTACCATGTTGGCTGGTCCGTCCAAGCACTTTAAAACAGGTTTTGCTTTGCTTATGGCATCAGCATATCTAAAGAAATATGAAGATGGCGTTGTACTATTTTATGATTCAGAATTTGGTACGCCACAATCTTATTTTAAAACGTTTGGAATTCCAATGGATTCAGTTGTTCATACTCCTATTATGGATGTAGAAGAATTGAAGTTTGATATTATGAAGCAGCTCAGTAATATTGAACGTGGTGAGCGTGTTTGCATTATTATTGACTCTATTGGTAACCTTGCTTCAAAGAAAGAAGTTGAAGATGCGCTGAATGAAAAGTCAGTTGCTGATATGTCTCGTGCCAAGCAATTGAAGTCATTGTTCCGTATGGTTACTCCATATCTGACAATGAAGGATATTCCAATGGTTGTTGTCAATCATACCTATATGGAAATTGGTATGTTTCCAAAGGCAATTGTTGGTGGCGGTACTGGTTCCTATTATTCTTCTGATGCTATCTGGATTCTTGGTCGGCAACAGGAAAAGGACGGGACCGATATTGCTGGTTATCATTTTGTAATCAACGTGGAGAAGTCTCGTTATGTTAAAGAAAAGAGCAAGATTCCAATCACTGTCTCTTTCGAAGGTGGTATTAATCGTTGGTCTGGGTTGCTTGATATCGCCATTGACGGTGGTTATATTGTTAAACCTAAGAATGGCTGGTATGCTACAGTAGATATGGAAACTGGTGAAGTTAAAGAACCAAATATGAGAGCAAAAGATATAGTTGACAATAAAGAATTTTGGATTAAAATGTTTAAGGATACAAATTTTAGTGACTATATTAAGAATCGTTATTCATTAACAACTGGTTCTATTATGGAGGATGATGATGGGTCCGAATGAATATATCTCAAAATTCTTCAGCGATGATAAATGTCGTGAAGCTGAAGTTTATAAAAATGAAAATGGTCTATATTATATAAAGCTATATCAGAGTATCATACCTGATGGAAAACCCTTTCATGTTGATACAAAAGAGTTTCCTAATAATAGTCTTTATTATGTAGAAGATGCCGCTGAAAATTATGTTATGTATATTCCTAATTAGGAGCAAAAATGAGTATTGAGAAAGTTATACTTTCAAATTTAGTAGAAAACGAAGAATACTCCAGAAAAGTTATCCCATTCTTAAAATCAGAATACTTTCAATCAGTATCACAGCGCATTGTGTACAATATCATTGATGAGTATGTAAAGAAGTATAATGCCTTTCCATCCAAAGAAGCGCTCAATATTGATCTCGAAAACCAAAACGGGATTAATGAACAAACATTCAAAGAGAGCAAAGAACTTATTGAGGAACTCAGGTCAGACAAGAACGACCTACAATGGCTTCTCGATCAGACAGAAAAGTATTGTCAAGAGAAGGCAGTTTATAATGCGATCATGTCATCCATCCAAATATTGGATGATAAAACTGGGAAAGTCAATAAAGGGTCCATACCTCAGATCCTCTCGGACGCACTTGCAATCTCTTTCGACTCGCATGTTGGCCATGATTTCTTGGAAGACATGGATAGCCGTTTTGAATACTATCATCGCAAAGAAAATAGAATCCCGTTCGATTTAAGTTATCTTAATGCTATAACTAATGGTGGGCTTCCAAATAAAACTTTGAATATAGCATTGGCTGGTACAGGTGTTGGTAAATCTCTTTTTATGTGTCATTGTGCTGGTAGTAATTTATCTAAAGGCTATAATGTTCTTTATATAACATTGGAAATGGCCGAAGAAGAAATTGCTAAAAGAATTGATGCTAATCTAATTGATTCTACTATGGATGATCTAATAAATCTTCCAAAAAAATATTATGATTCAAAAATAGAAAAGATTAAAAATAAAACAGCTGGTAAATTAATCATTAAAGAATATCCAACAGCTTGTGCTGGATCAGCAAACTTCAGGCATCTTCTTAATGAACTTAAAGTTAAAAAGAACTTTGTTCCAGATATAATCTATATTGATTATCTTAATATATGTGTATCATCAAGAATCAAACAAGGTTCTAATATTAATTCATATACCTATATTAAAGCAATTGCTGAAGAACTAAGAGGCCTTGCAGTCGAATTCAATGTTCCAATTGTAAGTGCAACCCAAACTACTCGCAGTGGTTATTCAAATTCTGATGTTGAATTGACTGATACTTCAGAATCTTTTGGTCTTCCTGCAACAGCAGATTTTATGTTTGCACTTATATCTACTGAAGAACTACAAGATCTTGGACAAATAATTGTTAAACAACTTAAGAATAGATATTCAGATCCATCTACTAATCGTAGGTTTGTTATAGGCGTTGATAGATCAAGAATGAGGTTATATGATGTAGAACAATCAGCACAAGAAGATCTTCTTGATGGCCCAGTAATGGATACAACTACATTTGGTCATGAAGATAATGAAAGAAGTAAACCAAAATCTAAGTTCAATCGTAATAAAGCATTTGAGGGATTTGTATGATAAACTATAAAATTGTTGAAAAAGAAATTAACAATCGTAAAACATATCATATCTTTGAAAAACAAACAGAAAATACTATTTGTTTTTTTACTGAGAAAAAAGATGCTACTGAATATTGTAGATTTCTCAATCTTGGTGGCGGTTTTGATGGGTTTACACCTTCATTTTTATTGAAAAAAAATGAAAAAAATTCAAATAATAAAGAAGATCTTGTATAAATATAGTCAATAAGTATAAAGATTGTCTAATTCTGGCGCCTAATAGGCCATGTTCGTTTGCCAGAATCTTTTAGCACGTTTGCGACGCGACGCAAGAGGCAAGACGTTATAGTTAAGGAACTAACGGGAATAATGGTGGGGTTCCACCCGTTCGTGCTTTTAAAAGAGGGCTTCGGCCCTCTTTTTTTATGTTTAAAAATTGTATAAATAAAATAAAATTTCTTAAAAAAGAGAAGAATATGTTATCATTTAAATCATTTTTAATTGAAGCCAAAGGCATTGGTTCCATTTCTGCTTCTGGTTCAAATGCTGATAGACATTATAAACAATACCATAGCCCAGAGGCAATGGAAAAACTTGGTAATGAATTTACTTTTGCAAGTGATTCAAAAGAACATGGATTTAAAGCTGGTGATAAAATAAAATTAGATAAAACAGAAAAAAATGCTGATGGAAAGTATTATGGTTATTCAGGTGATAAAAAAATTATTATGTCAAGATTTCAAAAACCAAGGATTGGAAGAGCTGGTAAAGATCAAGCTTCATTGGAAGCTAGACAAATTGAAGATATTCAAAAAAGATTAAATGACGCTAAAGGCGCTAGTCCATATACTAGACTTCATGTTGGAAATGGTAAATTTGTTAATGTTGCTGGCGTTAAACAAGTTGATCAAGAATTTAGAAAAAAGGTTGGTTATAAAGGCAGAGATCCTAAAGCAGATTTTTATTTTCATGATGAAAAAGGAGAACCAGTTTCATTTCATTCTTTAAAAGGTTCTGAAACTTCTCAACAATGGGGAGGAATATCTGCCGATTTAGATAATGAAGCAGTAAAAACAGCAGTTCAAAGATTTAAATCTGCTGCAGATGAAAGAGAAAAAACACTTGGTTCACGAGAACATCCAACAGGATTAATGCTACACCATAATTTAGATGAGAATAATCCAGAACACAGAAAACTTATTCATAGAGCAATGTATGGTATAAATCATGGTGAACAACATGGCATAAATAATGTGAATTCAATATTAGTTGGTGATACATCTTTTTCGAAATCTACAACTCCCGATCCTTATAAAGATAATCATAAAGGAATTCCATCCTTTGATCTTTCAGCATCTGAGCATCATTATGTAAATACAAATAATGAAAAATCAGATATTTCTCCATCAAAAATAATTAATAGAAAAGCAGGCACTGAAAATAGTGCTGGAATAAATGCTGGAAGAATATTAATAGTTCCAAATTATGCTAAAGGATATAAGTCAACAGTTGATGTTGGTGAAAATCCAAATGTTGAAGATCATATGAAAGAAGTTAGATCTGGACAAGCACAAAGAAAAGTTCAAAGATCATTAG